AGACGAACTGAAGCATTCATTATGGTGTCAGATTATGATCAGGAATTGAATGTTTGGCATGAAGCAGAATTTTGCGAACATTTAATGAAAAATTATATTAACCAGTTTATCACACAAAAAACAATAAAGGCAATCAATGAGTAAGAAGTTTATATACTATCCGTCACTGTCAGCAGGATCGATGGTATCTGCATTCAAAAAGGATGCAAAGTTTGAGGATGGTACTACAATGAGATTCTTCTCAAAGGACTATCCCGAAGAATGGCGACATCCTTATTTTCTAATCACTGCAGGTCACCATTACAAGAAAATGGATTTTCGTCAGCAAATAGGTCTGGATGATGATGTGTTAGTGTTTGGCGACTCCGGAGGATTCCAGATTGCTACAGGTGCACTAAAATGGGATAGCACAATCCGAGAAAAGATCTTTCATTGGTTAGAAGCTAATAGCGATGTAGCAGCAAATCTAGATATTCCCCCGCGTGTTACTTTTGAGAATCGGTTTCAAGATTCAATGGATATTTCCTTTGATAATTTTAAATGGTTTGAAAAGCATCAGTCAGGTAAAACTAAATTCCTCAATGTAATTCAAGGAACATACAATGAAGAATATAACACCTGGTATCATAAGTTTAAAGACTTTGATTTTAACGGTTGGTGCATCGGAGGTCCTAAGCGCTTAGTAGATTTCATGTATGTTATTGCACTTATGCTTCAAGAACGAGAATTTGAAAAGGCACATGTACAATATGTGCACTTGCTAGGAATTTCAAAGATATCAGATTTCTTTATTCTGTCTACTTTGCAAAAACTGCTTAATGATTTGACTAAGGGACGAGTACAATTATCAACAGATTCATCTTCACCGGGTCAATATCCGGTATATGGTACATATTTGCATTCGGGTAACTACAAAACACAAACATTTACGGAATTGTATTTTCCTAAAAATGCTGAGTATCGCAGAAAGACTCATATCAAACAAGGTAAAGAATCCGTAGTAATTGATAAGACAAAACATGTTCCATGTAGCCTAGATTGCCCAGCATGTAAAGACTTTACATATGAATATTTAGGTGGAGAAACGACAGATGGATTAGATCGTTATTCACAAGAAGGTATGCCACGTATGGTTGTGCATAATACGCATCTTTATGTTGACATTGCTAAGGATATTGATAAAATGGTAGATTCACATGTAGAATTGTTAGAGACAGCTATTCCGACAGATTTATTCAATGTAGTATTATCATTACATGATATGTTTGCAGATCCTGACAATGCAATGCACGTTTATTCAAAATACAAAAAGACATATAAAAAATTCGGTGGTGATTCTATTTCAACTACTGATGCAAATAAGTTCGCAGAATTCTTTAAATTTTAAAAGGTAAAAATGGAAAAAAGCAAGTTACAATCGTTTATTAATCGTTATTATTTAGCAGGAAACTGCGAAGCGGTTACTTTGAAAGAAAATGCAACCGGTGTAGGTTGTGATTTAATTGACCAAGATCAAACTATCGTTGGCAAATTGCAATGGAAAACTTCTCCGTTCATGAAAGGTTCGTTAGGTATTAATCATACCGGAGCTTTAACAAAAATGCTTGGCGCGGTAGGTGAGAATATTGATATTCAAGTTCAGGAAGCTAGCGGGAAAAACTATGCAATGAAAATTTCTGAAGGATCAACTAAATTAACATTCATGTTAGCAGATACCACAGTTATTCCAGCAGTTCCTACAATTAATGCAGAACCAGAATATTTAGTAGATATCAATGTAGATGATGATTTCACTACAAAGTTTATTAAAGCAAAGAATGCACTTCCAGATGCCAAAAATTTTGCAGTTCAAGTTAAAGGCGGTAAAATTATCTTTGTGATTAATTATACTACTATCAACGCAGATAACATTTCATTTGAAATTGGCAATACTCCAGTAAAGGATATGGAACCTATTTGTTTTTCGGCAGATAAACTAAAAGAAGTTTTAATTGCAAACAAAGGAGATATGGGTACATTACACGTATCGCCAGACGGATTGGCTCGTATTGATTTTATAGGTTCAGATTTTGAATCATCTTATTGGTTAGTACAATTACAGAATTAATTATGATAGTACCAGTAGTAAATAAATCAAATAATGCACTCCCGGAATATGAAACTCCGGGAGCTGCTGGATTAGATGTTCGTTGCACCGAAGATTTTACAGTTGATCCAGGAGGCAGATGTCTAGTACCTACCGGATTGTTTGTCGAAGTTCCATATGGCTATGAAATACAGGTAAGACCTAGAAGCGGATTAGCACTTAAACATGGAATTACTGTGTTAAATTCACCGGGTACTGTCGATTCAGATTATCGAGGAGAATTGGGAGTAATTTTAATCAATCATGGTCCAAGATCGGTAGCATTTGAAGCCGGCGATCGAGTTGCTCAAATTGTGTTAGCAAAAGTTGAACGTATTGAATGGTATTTAACTGACGTGTTGACAGGGACAAAACGTGGAGAAAACGGATTTGGTTCTACGGGTGGAAATTAATATAATATAGTATGTTTGGAACACAAGAAAATACACTTTGGGTAGAAGCATTTCGCCCGGATACTTTAGATGGTTATATTGGAAATGAGCACATTATTGAAAAAGTTAGAATCTTTATTGCTAATGGGGATGTTCCTCACTTGTTATTTTATGGCACGGCTGGCACTGGCAAGACAACGTTGGCAAAAATCATTGCAGGATCAGTTGACGCGGATATAATGTATATCAATGCATCGGATGAAAACTCAGTAGATGCGGTCCGCGATAAGATTAAGCGTTATGCATCAACAGTAGGATTTCGTCGTTGGAAGATTATCATTCTGGATGAAGCAGATTACTTAACACCGAATGCACAGGCAGCATTGCGTAATCTAATGGAAACATACAGCAAGACAACGCGATTTATTTTGACTTGTAATTATGTAGAAAAGATTATTGATCCGATTCAATCTCGTTGCCAGACATTTGCTATTGCTCCCCCAAGTAAAACTGATGTAGCACAGAGATTGGTTGCAGTATTGCAAGAAAAAGGAGTAGAGTTCGATATTAAAGATGTAGCATCAATTATCAATGCATCATATCCAGATATTCGACGAGCTATTAATGCAGCCCAAGCATCTGTTGTTAACGGTAAATTGCAACTAGATAAAGCAAGTGCGATACAAGCTAATTACATGACAGAAGTATTAGAAGTATTGCGAGATCCAAAAAACAAGCAATCAGCATTTACCAAGATACGACAAATCGTTGCAGATAGCAAAGTAAAAGACTTCACTCCATTGTATACATTTTTATATGATAATTTAGATGAATATGCAACAGGTCATATTGGAGCAGTTATTTTGATTATCGCAGAAGCACAATATAAAGATGCTAGTGTGGTTGACAAAGAAATCAACATCATGGCAATGTTTATAAATTTATTAGGAGAACTATGAGTAAATTAAATGTAAATATCGGTCCAAATGATATGCAACCGATTACATGCAAAGAATGCAACGGAATGTATTTCCGGCAAGTAATGGCAATCAACAAAGTATCTAAATTCTTAACAGGTCAAGACAAAGACACAATGGTACCTATTCCGGTGTTTCGTTGTGATGATTGTGGAGCCATTCCGGAAGAATTTCAACCAATTAAAGTTAAAAAGTAATGTCTAGTCCATATCACAAAGAAAATGTTACGGTAGTGTTTAAAACATCTAATCGTAGCAATGCTAAAACAAAAATGAAAACATTTCGTAACAAATCGATTGATGATATACTGGACAAGAAACTAACAGGTATTCCAGATACTGCAGTTATTTTAGAAATTGGTATGGGTAGCAGATTTGAAGAACAGTTTAAGACAAAATACAAACTATGAGCGAAAAGAAATCTGCTACTATATTTGATTTTATCGGAGGTATAACTGATAAAAAGAAACAATGGTCTAAATGGTCGGAACCAGATCGAAAATTGTTTAGCCCGTATATCATAAACCGTTGGTTGAGTATGCGGCAAGAATTAGTTGGATTGGTTAACGAATTGCAAACATATACAATTGGATTATTAAGACCGGCAGAGACTTATAAATTATATCATGATTTATTGCCTACATCGAAAAGTTATGCAAAGTAT